CTCTTTGGTAGCACTTACAGTCGCATGGACAAACTTCATGCCGACGGTAAGCTTGTTCCAAAGCACGGCCCAGGTGCAACAGCAGATAGACTCCGCGGAAACGCGAAATTTACGCTGTCTGAATGGACCTGGCGCCTTGAGTCAGGAGGATTTCCTTCAGTGGATTTCCTGATGCCAAACCAAAAGTATTGGCATCGTCTGACCCATGTTGAGTTCGCTGAGCCCGGGAACGAACGACCCTCTAGGGTTGTTGCTGTTCCCAAGACGCTTAAGACACCTCGCATCATTGCAATTGAGCCTGCGTGTATGCAATATACACAACAGGCTGTTGCTGAACCTCTAGTAGAGCTTCTAGAGAGTGATCCACTCTCTGGTAGCATTGTCGGGTTTACCCGACAGGAGCCTAATCAGCTCCTTGCCAAACTAGGGTCCATAGATGGATCTCTTGCTACGCTTGATCTAAGCGAAGCAAGTGATCGTGTCTCCAATCAGCTCGTCAAACATATGCTTCAGGGTTTCACGCATCTACTAGATGCTGTGCAAGCCTGTCGCAGTTTGCGTGCTGATGTTCCTGGTTATGGGTATACCCCTCTAACCAAGTTCGCATCCATGGGTTCTGCACTATGTTTTCCTGTGGAGGCAATGGTCTTTGCGACCGTTGTCTTCGTGGGAATCGAAAGTGCTAGAGAACACCGGTTGTCCCGCAAAGACCTAAAGGAATTTGTTGGGACAGTGCGCATCTACGGTGACGATATTATCGTCCCCGTAGAATATGCGGAATCTGTTTCTTCGGCTTTGGAGCTTTATGGCTTCAAAGTAAACCCCCACAAGAGTTTCTGGAATGGCAATTTCAGGGAATCTTGTGGGAAGGAGTATTTTGACGGCCATGACGTATCTATAGTCAAGGTCCGTCAAAAGCTTCCGAAGAGCAGACGGGACGTTGTGGAGCTGATCAGTGCTGTCTCATTGCGGAACCAATTGTATTGGGCCGGATGTGACCGTGCTGTCAGACGTCTTGACGATCGTATTGGTGGTATTCTCAAATACTACCCCTACGTAAGTCAGGACTCGCCACTGTTGGGTCGAGAAACAGCTGAAGACAGTTTGACTGTGGACAGCTGGAACTCACGGCTCCAAGTTCCAACCGCTCGCGGTTGGAAAGTGGATTCGAAGCTTCCTCTGAGCGAAATCTCAGAGGAGTTTGCCCTTCTCAAGTACTTCCTGAAAAGAAGCGTAGAGCCGTACGCTAGGGAGCATCTTGAACGTTCTGGACGTCCAAGAGCCGTTCGCATCAAGCTCTTGAGGGCTCCTGTCTAAACAGGAGGCGGAGTAATCCGCTAAAAGGAG